AGTGGAGTTTGCTTGAACTGTATTTTGTGTTATATCTGCATTGGTAATTGATGCAAAATAAACGGAACCTATTTGGATTCCTATATGAATTCCAATTATATACCACTCATTATTTCGATGGCCCATTATAACAGTTCCACAATCACCTAATGATAATACATCAGGTAGATGTACACCCATTGTAGAGCTTATGACAACTCTTTCATCACAATCCCACAGTTTATTATTCGAATTTCTCAATTTTATTGAGAGTTTAGGATAATATGACATCATTGATGTGTGATGGCTCCCATTTCGTTTGACAATTGTTGCTGCTTCAAATTCAGCTATTGTTTCTTCGGTTGTGAACATTTTAGAAATATCCTTAAATTCAGGTATCTTGTTAGAGCATTCATATACTGCCAGATCACGACTTCTATTTATTGCTACACAAGTAGCCTTAGCTTGTTGTATTCTTCCATTAGTTTCAAAAGTTATGATTGATTCAAAACCTTTCTTTGGTGTTGTATGAGAAACAGTTATAAAACGTCTCCCTCCAATGGCAAGTGCTAAGTTTTCTCCGTTCATGTTGGAAATTAGTACATAGTTGTTACGTACCTTATTACTTATAGCTTCAAGAACGCTCATCTTTTCAGCAGATAATTCTTTTGGTAAGGTGTTATCTTGTGCCTGGGGTTTACTTTGCAGTACATCCATAACGAGAGCTTTATTTGTTCGCCAGAAATAGTCAAAAGAGATAAAATCCTTCTCATATATTGCTTGATATATTAATTCAGATAATGTTTCTTTGTTTTGTTGGTATTGACCATTAATGCTGGCATTTGATCTCCATTCATGTTCCCATTCATTAAATTGTGTCTTATAACCAGCTTCTTCTACTTCATCTCTAATTTGCTTAGCCTTCTCTTGATTTCGTGTCATAACTGCAGTTTTGTATTCGCGTATATGTTTTTGGAATTGTGTACCTCCGCCGAAGCTTCCTGTACTTGGGTCACTTACAACAGATCCACCATTGGCCATAGCTTCTTCTTTTGAACCAGAAACAAAATATTTAAACACTTTGTATATTCCGGTAATCAAAAGTCCAGTTGCACATAGTCCCAATAGACCAACAATTACTTTTGTAACTGTATGGTCCTTAATGTAACTATATATGCCACTCTTAAGTTTTTGACCAATAGTTTTCATTTTGTCAAATTCTGCTCGTTCTAAAGCTAAGCGCTGTGGCTGATTAGCGTCAAGATTGATATACATAGCTTTTAATACGGCACATGGTACGTTTGCACAGGAATTAACAAGTTGCTTTGTTTTCTCCCATGTTACATAGTCTTTCCATGAGACAAAGTATTGTTCTTCAGCACAAGTGAATCTTATGCCCTCTACTTCGTAAGTGATCATTTCTTCAACTTGTCCTAATCCATCTCCTACATATATAATATTATCAACAAGCGTTACAGATGATGTACCAATCTTTACTTTCAAGTTTGCATTTGGTATGATCTTACGAAATTGGCTTGCCATGTTTTGACATGTTTGCAATAATGTGTTTTCATCTA